GGATTGATGGCCACCGCGAAGAATGCAACGAAGAAGACCCGAAAGAAGGCCGCGAAAAAGACGACCACGCGGAAGGCCTACAAGCCCGACCTGACCGGCGAGAAGCCCAAGGTCGGCGATCACCCCCAGCGTGACATCGCGGCTCGCATCGAGACGATGGCCGGCATGGGCTTGACGATGGCGCAGATCGCCGCGGTCGAGGGCAACCGGCCGAACGTCCGGCAGATCGAGAAGCACTACGCCTGGCATTACCAGAAGGGCATTCACTCGGCGAACCTGGCCGTCGCCCAGTCGCTCTTTAAGAAGGCCACCGGCGACGGCCCAGCCGCCGTGGCGGCCGCGATCTTCTGGATGAAGTCGCGCGCCCGCTGGTCGACTATGGACACGGTCCAAGTGCAGGCCGAGGTCCGCCACCTCGGTGACCCGAACGCGCCGAAGCTCGCCGACTTGAAGAGGCTCAGCCGTCAAGATCTCCTTGACCTCGAGCGCATCGCTCAGAGGCTCTGCCCGGACGAGGTGAAGGAGCCGAAGCTCCCGTCGATCAATGCGACGGGCAGCAGTCGCCGCGTCGAGGAGGCCTAAGCCGGATGCCGTCGAATAGGTCGATCGAGGACCGCAAGCTCCGGATGATGCTGAAGTCAGATCCGTCGGGCATGGCCGAGCAGCTCGATCGAGAGATCTGCGAGCGGTCGCTCCTCGAGTTCATCAAGCGCGGCTGGCATGTTTTGCACCCCGACGCTGCAGACGACCCGAAGAAGCACGGCTTCAAGGCGGGCTGGGCGATCGAGGCGATCTGCGAGCACCTCGAGGCGGTGACCTCCGGCGAGATCCGGAAGCTTCTGATCAACGTCCCGCCGGGCTGTACGAAGTCAATGGCCGTCAACGTGTTTTGGCCGGCGTGGGAGTGGGGCCCTCAGAGGCGGCCGAGTACTCGCTACATCTCGGCCTCGTATAGCGCCGATCTGTCAATGCGAGACAACCTCTACTGTCGCCAGCTGATCGAGTCGGAGTGGTATCAGGGACACTGGGGCGACGTCTTCAACTGGGCGCCGGCGCAGAACGCGAAGAGCTACTACCAGAACGACCGGATGGGCTCGCGCTTTTCGACCTCGGTCGGCGGTTCGCTGACTGGCTACCGCGGCGATCGCTTGATCGTCGATGACCCTCACAACGTGAAGGAGTCGGAGTCGGAGAAGAAGCGGGTCGAGGCGGTGCGCTGGTTCGGCGAGACGCTGCCCTCTCGAAAGACGAATCAGGACTCGGCCTTCATCGTGATCATGCAGCGTCTCCACGTCGACGACGTCTCGGGGTTCATCCTGAAGGAGGACAACGAGCTCGGCTACGAGCACCTGTGCCTTCCGATGGAGCACGATCTTGAGCACCCGCATCCGTCGACGCGCTTCGAGGATCCTCGCACCGAGGACGGCGAGCTCCTTTGGCCTGAGCGCTTCGGGAAGAAGGAGGTCGAAGAGACGAAGAGGTCGTTCCGTGCCGCGGGCGGGAGCTACGCCGAGGCCGGCCAGTTCCAGCAGCGGCCGGTGCCTCGAGGCGGTGGCATGTTCAAGGATGACTGGCTCGAGGTCATCGACGAGCCCCTGGCGCCGATCGTGAAGTCGTGCCGCGGCTGGGACCTGGCGGCGACGAAGAAGTCGACAGCGGCCTTCTCGGCCGGCGTGCGAATGGGGATGGACCTCGAGGGGAACATCTACATCCAAGACGTGCGCCGCATTCAGGGCACGGCGGGCCAGGTCGAGAAGTTGCTCAAGCGCTGCGCGAAGCTCGACGGGAAGGATATCCCAATCGACATCCCGCAGGACCCGGGCCAGGCCGGAAAATCGCAGATCAGCTATCTCCTCAGGCAGCTTCACGGCTACATCGTGAACCACTCTCCGGAGTCGGGATCGAAGGAGGATAGAGCCAGGCCCTTGGCGGCGCAGGCCGAGGCGGGCAATGTGTATTTGATCCGGGGAGAGTGGAATGCGGCTTTCATCGCGGAGGCCTGCCTCTTCCCGAATAGCACGTTCAAAGACCAGGTCGATGCGGCGACGCGCGCCTACTCCCGCCTGCTGGTGGGACGCGAGCGGACGATCGGAAGCGGCCCGGTAGCGATCGGTGGGTGACGCATGAGCGAAGTCAAGAAGCAACGGGGGACCTTCCTCGACACTCTCTTCGGCGCCTTCCGTGGCCGCCGGGTCACCCCGACCGACACCGTCGGCGTTAGCGGGACGGCGGCCTACGGCGGCTACCTGCAGCGCCGCGAGAAGGACGCGAAGCTCGAGGGCCGGGAGCGCTACCGGACCTTCAGCGACATCCTTGCGAACACCTCGATCGTCGCCGCCGGCGTCCGCTTCTTCCTCAACCTGATCGGGAAGGCCGAGTGGAAATTCGAGCCGGCCGACAACAGCCCCGCCGCCCTAGAGTTCGCCAAGCGCACCGAGGCGGCTCTCCGCAACATGACGACCCCCTGGCGCCGCGTCGTGCGCCGGGCCTCGATGTATCGCTTTTACGGCTTCTCCTGGCAGGAGTGGACGGCCAAGCGCGCTGACGATGGCTCCCTCGACTTCCTCGACGTCGAGCCTCGAGCGCAGATCACGATCGAGCGATGGGACCTGGACGAGACCGGCACCGTCTTCGGCGTGATCCAGCGGAGCCCCCAGACGCAGCAGGAGATCTACCTGCCGCGAGGGAAGTCGATGTACCTGGTCGACGACTCGATCAACGACAGTCCCGAGGGGATGGGGATCTTCCGGAACGTCGTCGACGCGGCCCGGCGCCTGGCTCGGCTCGAGCAGCTCGAGGGCTACGCCTACGAGACGGACCTCCGCGGGATCCCGGTCGGCCGCGCGCCGCTCGCCGAGCTTGACCGCCAGGTCGCTCTCAACGCGATCACGCAGCAGCAGCGGGACGCCTACATCGGCGGCCTGACGACCTTCCTGCAGAAGCACATCAAGAATCCCGAGCTGGGCATCCTGCTGGACTCGAGGACCTACGAGGCGCAGAACGAGGCCGCGACGCCGTCTTCGGTGAAGCAGTGGGATATCGAGCTTCTCACCGGTGGCGCGACGGCTCACGCGGACGTCGCGCGGGCGATCGAGCGCCTGAACAGAGAGATCGCTCGAGTACTCGGCGTCGAGTCTCTGCTGCTCGGGTCCACGGGCACCGGCTCGCTGGCCCTGTCGCAGGAGAAAGCCCACAACTTCGCGCTGATCGTCGATGACACTCTGGGCGAAATCGCCGAGGCCGTGCAGGCCGACCTGATCACGCGCCTCTTCGAGATCAACGGTTGGCCGCTCGACATGCGCCCGAAGGCGAAGACCGAGTCGACGAACATCCGTAACGTTGAAGGGATCACGGCCGCGCTTCGTGACCTGGCTACCGCCGGCGCCCCCGTCGATCCCTCGAGCGAGGCGGTCGGCGAGATATACGACCTGCTCGGCCTCACTCGGCCGAACCTCGACGCGATCGGATTGCTGATCCCCTTCGAAGAGGATGGCAAGGTCGCTTTGACCCCGCCGACCTCGACTCCGACCGATGAAGTCCCGAACCCTGAGGAAGAGAAATAGTCCATGCCGTTTCTGACTAACGCGACCGCGACCGCGGCCCTGAATGCCGTCTTGAACGCCATCGACGCCGGCACGACCGATCCGGCGGGGCAGATCGTCTTCTATGCAGGGACCGTTCCTGCCGACGCGGATGCCGCCTTGTCGGGGAACACGGTTCTGGCGGAGGTCGACCTGCAGGCTGACTCGTTCGGCGCCCCGACCGATGCCGCTCCGGGCGCCCAGGCGACGATGAACGGGCTTCCGCTCTTCGACCTCTCGATCAACGCGACGGGCACGGTGACCTTCGCGCGGATCTTCGATCGCGACAACGGAACCGTGATGCAGTTAACGGTCGGCACGTCGGGAACGGACATCATCGTCAACTCGACGGCCTTCCAGGTGAACGCGGCCTTCACCATCATCGCCTTCACGCTCACCATGCCCGAGAGTTGATCTTCGGCCTTGCAGTGGGGCCTTCGCGGCCGGCATCGAAACGCAACTCGGAGACGGACAATGACGACGCTGATCAAGCGGATCTGTAACCCCGCCACCTTGACGCTGCGGGAGAAGTCGGCGATCGACGCGGAGGTCCCCACCGCGACGTCTGTGGGCTACAAGGTGCCGATCTTCTCGGCGACCGCGGTGGCTCAGGAGATCATGGCCGGCCGCATGCCCGCGACTGGCCTCGGCACCTGGTTGACGGCCGCGGAGACCGCCGACGCCTCGAAGCTGATGGCATCGGTGGTCGACGGCACCTGGTCGATCGATGCGCTCGAGCGGATTTTCGTGCTTGGCGAGCGTGAGATTTACGACATCGACACCATCGCCGGGATCATCGGGCTCGGTAACGGCGGCTCGTAGGAGTGGCGCGCCCCTGGGACGCCAAGGTCGTCACCCTTCAGGTTCCGACGTCGACTGGCCTGGTCGACGTTACGTGGCCTGGCGTTGGCGCGGCCCCGATCGCGGCGCAGATCACGCTCATCCACGCGACCGCGAATAGCACGGCCTCTCTTAGCGCTGGTATGGCTTGGGGCGTCGCCTCGAGCGACGGGCGGGAACACTGCGCTTCGGCCTGGTCACGCACCGGCCAGCTGACCTCGATCTGCTTCGAGGCCCGCAGTCAGTCCTTCCTTACCTTCTACGATCCGGCCACCAGCGCGATCGAGGTTGAGGCCGATGTCAATGCGTTCATCACCGACGGGGTGCGGCTGAACTTTACGACGGTCGGATCGGCGTACCGCATCGCGGTGGCGCTCTTCTTCGGGACCGGCACCCAGGCGACCGCCTTCTTTGGTGGTGTCCCGTCGTCGGGATCCCCGGTGACGGTGACGACTGGCTTTTCCGTGGACATGCTGATGTCGTGCGACGTGCCGGCGGCGCTCGATACGGCCACCGCGGACATGCACAAATGTTTCGGGATCTCGACGATCTCCGGCGGTGTCCCGACGAACACGATGGCCGCGATCTACTCGGAGGACGGCCAGGCGACCTCGGACTGCGACAGCGACTACAACGAGACCGTTCTCGCCCGAGCTGTTCGCCAGAACGTCCCGATCCAGGTCGGCGGCGAGACGAACGTCGGCAACTTCACGGCCACTGGCTTCGAGCTGCAGGCGGCCACGGGGCAGGGGCGCGCGCTTATCGGCCTGGCGTTTAGCCTGCCCTCTGGCATCGGCGTCGAGAACTACCGCGGCACCTTCCCGACGTCGACGGGGGCCTCGGTCGAGTCGATCTCTGGAAGCTTCACGCCGGGCTTCGCCTACTTCGTCAATGCTCGACCGACGACGGTGGGGATCGTGGCTGGTGGCGGGGTCAGCGTCGGCGTCTGTGACGCGGAGCTCGAGCAGTATTCGTTCACGATGGCGGATCGTGACGGCACTCTCTCGACGTTCTCGACCTCGGAGGGTGAGCGGCGAGCGCTGAGCCTCAACCTCCCGACCTTCGGCGACTCCGAGGACGGGAATGTCTCGGCCTTCGGGGCGGGCAGCTTTACGGTCAACGCGGTGAACGTCGAGGCGACGGGATCTCGATACGGCGCTCTCCTCGTCGAGGATCTGCCCTTCGAGGCCACCGGCGCCGGTGTCTTCGGCTCGCTGGAATCGACGGTGTCGGCCCTGCTGTTCGTCAACGGCATGGCGGCGGATTCGCTGCCGGCCCTGGAGTCGAGCTCGAGCGCGGAGCTCCGCTTCCGGGCCAACGCCGACGCCGGGATCCCGACGGTGATGCTGGCGGCCCTGAATGCGGCCGTCGTGGCGCAGGTCTTCTCGGCGACGAGCGCCTCGAGCCTGCCGTCCCTCGAGGCGGCCGCGATCGCCGAACCGGGGGTCGTTTCCGCGGCCGCGGTGATTCTTCCCGGAATTCTTGGCGGAGGGACCGGGTCGATCCCGTTGACCTCAACGGCCGAGGTTGCCCTCCCTGCCCTCGAGGGCTCCGGCCAGGCCGAACTCCCCATCGCATCCGCCGCGGCCGTCCTGGGGGCTCTCAGGGGTGCTGGGGCATCCCAGTCGGCCTTTGTGGCGACTGCTGCGGCCGATCTGCCCGTTCTGCACGCCGCCGGCTCGGGCACCATCCCCGTCACGGCGATCGAGGATTGCGTAATCCTTGAGGCCAGTCGCGACCAGGTCGTGGCCCCCCTCGAGGCGTCTCGAGACCAGGTCGTCGCCTTGGCCGCGGGGCGAAGGGTCGTTTGCTCACTCCTCGCCCGCTACGATCAATTTGTGCCGCTCGTCGCATCGCGTGACGACGTGGTCGATCTACGGGGCTCCCTTCGGACGTGCTGACATGGCTGAGACCGGACAAGATTTCACGATGTACGCCGGCGAGCGGAAGACCATCCGATTCGCGGGAACGGACCAGGACGACGGCACGGCGCTGGATTACGCCACCGACTTCGCCGAGGTGAAGTGGGCCCTGACGTCGATCAATCCGTCGACGGGCGAATTCAGCACCACGCCGGTGCTCGAGAAGAAAAGTCAGGTCGCCCAGACCGAGACCGGCGGAAACGAGATCGACTTTTCCGGCACGGGCAATAACCAGGCTGACGTACAGCTGATCAACGCCGACACCGACACTCTCGCCGGCGAGTACTACCAGGAGCTCGAGGGCTTCGACGCGAACGGTGAGGGGGTGGTCCTCGCGACCGGCACTATCACGATCATCCGCAACGTGGAGAACACCTGATGGCCACTCCCGCTCTCGTCGTCGGTACAAACACCTATCAGACGGTCGCCGATGCCGACGCCTACCTCGCGTCGCTGATCCATACCCAGGCCTGGGCCTTCGTCGATGCGAACACGAAGTGCCTGGCGCTGATCACGGCTTTCACCGACATCCAGCAGCTCGACCTGGTCTTCGAGGGCTCGGCGATCGACCCGGCCAACGCCCCGGCCGGCGTCAAAGCGGCGCAGGCCGAGCTTGCCTTCGCCTACAGCCAGGACGCGGATCTCGCGACCTCGGCGACGACGGGGGGCACGAACACGAAGCGCGTTCAGGCTGGCTCGGCGCAAGTCGAGTTCTTCCGTCCCCAGGAAGGCGGCCGTTTTCCGACTCGAGTGCTCCGGATCTTGGCGCCGTTTATGCCGTCCTCTTCCGGCGCGCTCGGCGTCCCCGGGGGATCATTTACCACTGGCGCGAACGATCGGAGTTCCTTCGATGACTTCGATCGCGGGCCGCTTCGGGAGGGCTTCGCCTGATGCCACGTCTGTTCGGCCTCGATATCGCGAAAATCATCAACGACGAGATCGCCGGCGCGGGAGGAGTACTCGACGCGACGCTGATCCAGGTCACGCCCGGGCGCCGGAGTGCCACGAACCCCGCGGGCGGGACGAACCCCGTCGTCCGTTCTCGCCGAGCGAAGGGCTTCATCGACGACTATGCCGAGCGGCAGATCGCCGAGACGATCGTGCAGACCGGCGATCGCCGGATCATCCTGCTCGGCGCCTCGATCCAGGGCGGCGCGGTGCCCACGCCTGGCGATCGGATCATGATCGAGGGCGATTCCTACCAGGTCATCAGGGTCATGCGGGATCCCGCCGCGGCGACCTACACCTGCCAGGTGCGCGGATGAGCGGCGAGGCGATCCGCAAGGTCTTCGTCGAAGAGACCCGGGCGCGCCTGGTGCGGCTGATCCGCGAGGGCGAGTCGATCGTCTCGGATGCCTTCCTCGAGTCGGTGGGCTTTATCCGCGATCGCCAGACGCTGGCCGAGCTTGAGGAGCTCATCACGACCGGTCGGGTCGAGGACGCTCTTTCCGTCGTCGATGAGACTTGGCAGCGCGTGGCGAACTCTTCGGCTCGGGTCTACGTGCAGAGCGCCGAGGCGACCTCGAGGTTCATCTCGAATGAACTGGGCGTGATCGCGGACTTCAACCAGACGAACACGCGCGCCGTCGCTCAGATGGCCTCGAGGCGCCTCGACCTGGTGCGAGAGTTCACCGCAGAGCAGCGGACGGCGACGCGCCAGGCGCTGACCCGGAGCATCCGGGCGGGCTCGGGGCCGCGGACGCAGGCTCGAGCATTCCGGGACTCGATCGGGCTCACGGCCCGCCAGGAGGATGCGGTCGCGAACTACCGGAGCCTCCTTGAGACGGGTTCTCGAGAAGCCCTCGGCCGCAAGCTCCGCGATCGCCGATTCGACCCGTCGATCATCCGCTCGATCGAGAACAACGAACCTCTATCCGAGGCTCAGATCAACCGGATGGTCGCCCGCTACCGGGAGCGGACCCTGAAGCACCGCTCGGAGGTCATCGCCCGGACGGAGTCCCTGCAGGCGGTCCACCAGGGCACCGGCGAGATGTACGAGCAGGCGATCGAGCAGGGGGCGATCGACGGCGACAGCCTAATGCGCACCTGGGTGCCGGCCAACGATGAGCGGGTCCGGACGCAGGAGAATTCGGCGACCTCGCACGAGTCGATGCGGGGTCAGCAGCGGGGCATCAACGAGCCCTTCGAATCGGGCGCCGGGAACCAGGCTCTGTGGCCTGGCGGCTTCGGCGTCGCGGAAGATGACATCCAGTGCCGGTGCGTCGTGACGACGAGATTCGCGGCGCCTGACAGTTAAGGGAGATGCGGCATGGCGCGTAGAAAGAAGGGCAACCGGGAGACGCGTCGAGAGAGGAAGGCGAGGAAGCGCCTTGCAACATCCTTGCCCTCGAGCGTCCCGGCCTCAACAGTGAGTGAGGAGGACACGAATAGTATGCCGCAAAGCAACGATCCGAGCTTTCGCTCTTTTGGCGAGATCGAGAAGGTCGACGACGAGCTGGGCATCGTCTTCGGCTGGCTGATGGTCTGCCAGAAGCGTGACGACGACGGCACGCTTCGGAAGTACTACGACCTGCAGGGTGACCACATTCCCGAGGACGTGATGCTCGAGGCCGCGGCCGATTTCATGGTCGAGAGCCGCGCGACGAAGGTGATGCACGAGGGCGACCAGCAGGGCGTCGCCGTCTTCGCCTGGCCGGTGACCGAAGAGATTGCGAAGGCCTACGGCGACCCGCCCCCGGCGATGACCGGCCTGCGATTCGCCGCCCGTCCCCCCGCCGACGTCCTCGCCAAATTCAAGTCGGGCGAATACACCGGTTTCAGCATCGGTGGCGTCCACCTTCAGTCCCCGAACCCGGTTGATTGATCCATGACGAAGACGACGAAGCAGAAGGACGACGATTACGAGGGCAAGGGTCGCCGTGGCCGGCGCCGTCGTCGTGACGTCACGAAGATCCGGATCGACGAGGGGAGCTACGTCGATCGACCCGCCCAGGAGCCGGCGATCGCGGTTTTCCTGAAGCGGGACGGCGACTCGGTGAGCAAGGTGCTCCCGACGCCGAACGAAGGCGAGTCGCGCTCGGACTTCATCAGCCGCTTCATCTCGAGCGACGATGCGCAGTCCGAGTTTAGTTCGGATCGCCAGCGTCTGGCGGCCGCCATCTCGACTTACGAGGACGCCACGAAGCGGGCTCCCGCGGACGGCGAAGAGGTCGCGAAGGCCGATTACCCGAGCGTGATCACCACCGCGGTCGACGGCCACACGCACCTGGTCTACATCCACGGCCGCACGGGGACGACCTGGTATGGCCAGTCGCCCGACGCCGAGGTCGCCCACGATCACGCGTTCATCGTGAACTCCGATGGCACGATCACGATTGGCGAGAACCTCGGCCACACTCACGAGGTCGACGCCGAGTCGCTTCGCCAGGCGATGCTCGAGATGCTCGTCGAGGAGCAGGGCGGAGGCGCCGTGGTCGCCGACGTCGTCTTCGAGCGCCGGGCTACCGGTGGGGCGATCGACGTCGAGAATGCGGACATCGACGAGATCGTTCTCGGCCTCGACTGGGGCGAGATCGTCATGCGTGATTCCGAGGGATGCATGCTGGCCAAGGCCGCGCTTCCCGATGGCACTTTCCCTATCCGCACCGAAGCGGACCTTGTGAGCGCGATCTACACGGTCAGCGCGGATAGAGAACAGCACCGGGGCGCGCGCTCGCACATCGTGAAGCGCGCACGGGTCCTCGGGCTGGACGACCTGCTCCCGGATGAGTTGGTCGAGATCGCGCGGAAGGCTGCCGGGCCCGTCGGTGGCGATGACGTCAACAAGAGAACGGAGGATTCCGTCATGGATCCGAAGAATAAGGTCGAGAAGGCCGACTCCGAGCGAGTCGCCGAGCTCGAGGCCGAACTGGCGCTCGCCAAGTCGGTGGGGGATCTCAGCGACGCCGAGCGGGCCCACTACGACGCCCTCGAGGGGGAGGCCCAGTCGGCCTTCCTCGCGAAGAGCGCCGACCAGCGCGCCGCGGAGCTCGAGGACATCGCGAAGGGCGACCCGGTCGTCTACACCGCGACCGACGGCTCGGAGTTCCGTAAGTCGGACGATCCGCGTCTCGTCGCGATGGCGAAGCGGAACGACGAACAGGCCAGGCAGCTCGCGAAGGCCGCGGTCGACAAGGCGCAGGCGGGCTTCGAGAAGCGCGCGACCGACGAGCTGCCGAACCTCGGCGGCGATGTCGCGACTCGCGCGGCGATCCTGAAGGCCGTCGACGGCATCGCCGATGAGGAGGTGCGCAAGAGCGCCCTCGAGGTCCTCAAGGGCGCCAACGCGACCAACGGTGACATCTTCACCAAGCGTGGCACCTCGGAGGCCGGCAGCGACAAGGGCGCGGTCGACCAGCTCGACGGTCTGGCTAAGGCTTACGCCGCCGAGAAGGGCGTCGACTACTTCACCGCCTACGAGAAGGTCGCGGAGGCCAACCCCGAGTTGGCCGCCAAGGCGATCGCGGGCTGATCAGCGCGAGCTGATTTCACACCGGAACACGGAACAAGGAGCAAAAAATGCCCTTCGAAAACACTCAGTCCATCAGCCTGACCTCGGGGGCGGCCGTCACGCAAAGTCGCTTCGTGACGCTCGCCGCCGACGGCCAGGTCGACCACACCGCCGCCGCGGGTGACGCCGATGGCGTCGCTCTCAGCGGTGCTACCGCCGCGGGTTCGCGGATCTCCGTCGCCCAGCTGGACGGCGCCAAGCTCGAGGTCGAAGCCGGCGAGGCGATCGCCGTCGGTGACCTCATCGGCTCGGGCGCCAACGGCCAGGCGCGCACCGCCGTCAGCGGCGATGCGATCCTCGGCAAGGCTCTCTCCGTGGCGGCCGCCGCGGGCGAGATCATCACCATTATCGGGCGGCGCGGGTCGCAGACCGTCGCCTGATCGGGCGACTTCACACGGACCAGAAAGAAGGAGCCTGAGAACTCATGGCTACGGTCGTTACCAATCCCACCGCGGGTGATGTGCATGTCAATGTGCCTCTCACCAACTTTTCCCAGAAGTACCTGCAGAACCAGGACATGTTCGCCTCGCTGCGGGCGTTCCCGAACCTGCCGGTTTCGAAGCAGTCGGACCTCTACTACGAGTTCGACCGCAACGACTTCTTCCGTGACGAGGCCACGGAGCGAGCCGACGGCGACGAGTCGAACGGCGGCGGCTTCACCCTCTCGACGGACCCGTATTTCGCTCGGGTGTACGCGTTCCACAAGGACGTGACCGATCGTCAGCGGGCGAACGAAGACGCCGCCGTCCAGCTCGACACCAGCGCGACGCAGTACGTCACCCACAAACTGCTGATTCGTCGTGAGCGGGTCTTCCAGCAGGCCTACTTCCAGTCGGGGATCTGGACGCACGGCAACGCCGCGCCCACGAACCTCTGGAGCGCGCCCGCGGGTGACCCGATCGTCGACATCCGCACCGCGAAGCGCACGGTTCACCAGTCGACCGGCTACCGCCCGAACAAGATGCTCTTGGGCCGCCAGGCCTACGACACCTTGCTCGACAACGACGCGATTCTCGATCGCATCACCGGCGGTGCCACCACGGCGATGCCGGCGATGGTCATGCGTCAGCGCCTGGCCGAGCTGCTCGAGCTCGACGCGATCTACGTCATGGACGCGATCTTTACGTCCACGGCGCGGGGCGCGGCGACCCAGACGCGCGCCTTCATCGGCGGCGACGACGCGCTGCTCTACTACGCCCCGGACAGTGTCGGGCTCAACGAGCCCAGCGCCGGCGTTCAGTTCAGCTGGGCCGGCCTGATGGGCAACACTCCGAACGGAATGCGCATCAAGCGATTCCGCCAGGAAAGCCGCGAGGCCGACCGTATCGAGGGCCAGATGTCCTTCGACTACAAGGTCACCGGCGCGGACCTCGGCTACTTCTTCACGGGCGTCAGCTCCTGACCTGAAGAGCCGTCAACCTGGGGGCGGGGGTCGCAGTGGCCTCCGCCCCTCACCCCATGAAGGCCTCTCTTTTCGATGTCCCATCTTGGTGAAGAACGGATGACCACGAACCGCCACGTCGCACGGCCGCGACAGTGCCTCTTCCGGATCGGCCTCGACTACGTCGCCGTCAAGCCGGTGCGCCTGACTTCGACGATCACGATCAACCCGGGCGAGAGGGTCAAGGGCCTTCGTCGTCGTCACCTTCGATCGCTGTACCGCCGCAAGCGGATCGGCGTGGTGGGCGACCCCTGGACTGAGAGCATGCTCGAGGCCTGGAAGAAGCGGGTTTCCGGGGAGAAGCCCAAGGCGAAAGGCCCGATCGCCGGCATGACCCATGTCGGGGGCGGCTGGTGGGACGTCGAGTTCGGCGAGAACAAGCAGCGAGTCCACGGCCGTGAGGACGCGATGGCGGTTCTCGAGGGATGGAAGGCCGAAGCGGCCGATTCCGCCGGTGACGAATCGGGAGATTCCCAGGATGGCGCTCAGGACGGCGAGAATGCCGCCCAGGGCGACGGCGTGGCTCAAGATGACGCCGAGGTCGCGGAGGGCGACGAAGGCGAACAGGGGGCCGCTGAGGGCGTCGAGGGGGACGCCGAATCCGAGCGGGATGACGCGCCCGACGGCGACGAGGCCGAATCGGAGGCCCAGGACGCCGCCGAGGATGCCCCTGGCGGGGCGCCGTCCGAAGACGGGGATCACGTCGATTTCGAAGACGAGGCCTCGGAGGGCGGCGATCAGGGCGCCCAGGAGGGCGAGGAGGAGACTCCTCCCCCGGCCCAGTGACCAGGCCGGTTTAAGTTCGCCCTCGTCAGAGCCGATCCATTTCGGCCCTGGCGGGGGCATCGCATAGAGTCAGCCCATGACCCGCTTGATCGTTCGCAGCCTCGACACCTTCAGCCAGCGCGTTATTCAACGCCTGACGCTGGAGGCGCATGCGAACGTCACGGAGGCGACTCCGGTTGATACGGGCTGGGCTCGAGCGAACTGGGTGCCGGCGATCGGGGAGCCCTTCGAAGAGACTGCCGGCTCAGCTGAGCAGGCCGCCGACGGTCGCGTCAGCCAGGCAGAGGCTCAGTTGGGCCTGGCCGAGGTGGCGACGGCCTACCGCATCGAGCGCGGCCCGGTCTTCATCAGCAACAACGTGCCTTACATCGCCAGCCTGAATGACGGCAGTTCGGACCAGGCACCAACGGGCTTCGTGCAGACGGCGATCGCTGATGCGGTCCGGACGGTGGCCGGAGGGCCTCCTCCCCAGCCGCCGGCGAGCGCGGAGATCACCGTCGGGGCCACCCGGAGCGGCGGCCGCCTGCGGGACGCTCGAGGGAGATTCACCCGATGACCAGCGTCACCACTCCGGCCGCTCGAGCGGCCGTCTACGACCGTTGGGTCGAGCAGTGGGGGAGCACCACCCATTTCACCTTCGCCGGCGAAAAGTCGGAGCTCGCTAAGGGAGATGAGGCCTGGGTGCGGGTGTCGATGCGACACACCGACTCCAACCAGGAGACCCTGGGGCCGCCTGGTGGTCGCCGATTCCTCCGGACCGGAAGCGTCTTCCTACAGATCTTCATTCCGGTGAATACCGGGCTGTCCGATCTTGACGTGCTGATCCAGTCGGCGCGGGCTATCTTCGAGGGTGTCAGCTTTAATGGGCTCCGCTTTTTCGACGCGGTGGCTCGAGAGACGGGGCCTGATGGCAAGTGGGAGTCCGCTGTCGTCGAGTGCTTCTTCGATTACGAGGAAACGAAGTAAGGAGAGCGACCGATGGGACGCGTACTCACTAACAACACCGGAATGAACTATGCGATCGAGGAATCCCTCGGCGTGCTCCCGGCAAATCCCGCATGGAAGGCTCTCGAGCCGAACGGCATCAGTAACTTCGGCGCGGACATCACGACCGTCGCCCGCGAGCCGATCAGCCAGAACCGTCAGCGCCGCAAGGGCACGATCACGGACCTGGATAGCGCCGTCGAGTTCGAAGCGGACGTTACTCTGGACTCGTTCATCGACTTTGTCGAAGCGTTCCTCTTCGCTCTCGCGACGAACCAAGACACCTTCTTTCGCGCGGCCGCTGCCACGTCGGCGGCCTACACGGTTCCGGCCCTGAATGCGGCTCAGGTTGCGAAGCTGCAGTTCAACGCTTCGGGCCCGACGACTCTCGTCAACGCCCGCGGGTACAACACGCTCGGGAACAACGGCCTTAAACCGCTGACCGCCCAGCCGAGCGTTTCGGGGACTGCCCTGACCGTCGCCGGCCTGGTTGCTGAAACGGCGCCGGCGAACGCGGTTGTCGAGCTCGCCGGCATCCGAGCCAGCGCCGGCGACCTGGCCTTGACGGCCGCCTCGGGTCAGACCGCAACCTTGTCTTCGGGCAACGGCGGCGGAACGGCGATCGACTTCACGACGCTCGGCCTGACCGTCGGTCAGTCGATCCACATCGGAGGGGTCGCGGCCGCCAATCAGCCCTTCATCACTGCGGCCGTCACCGGTTACGCGCGCATTCGATCGATCAGCGCCGGCGCTCTCGTGCTGGACAAGATCAGCGCCGACTTAAACGCCGGATTCGACGGCACCGACGACAACTCGGGAGGAACGGCCCTGCAGATCGACCTGCTCTTCGGCCGATTCATCCGAAACGTCCCGGTCAGCTCGTCGGAGTTCCTCGAGCGCAGCATCCAATTCGAGGCCGCGTTCCCGAACCTCTTCGAGACGACTCCCCCGACCAGTGTCGCGAACCCCAACGGCTACGAGTACGCGCTCGGCCAACTCGCGAACCAGTTGGCCTGGTCGTTGCCGCTGACGGACAAGTCCACGGCGACCTTCGGATTCGTCGGGACGGATGCGGAGCCGCCGGTCAATGACGCCTCGCGGAAAACTAACGCCGCGAATGCTCGCCAGCCGCTCGACACGACGGCCTTCAACACGTCGGCGGACTTCGCGCGTCTTCGCATCCTCAACACCGACGAGTCGGGCCTGACGACCGACTTTAAAGACATGACGTTCACGATGAACAACAACGTCAGCCCGGAGAAGGTCCTCGGCAACCTCGGCGCCCGGTTCATGAACTACGGCAACTTCGAGGTCGATATCGAGACGAGCGTCCTCTTCACCAGCGCGGACGTGATCGACCGGATTCGCCGAAACGTTACGGTCACGATGGACTGGATCGTCCGCAACGACGACGGCGCCATCGCGGTCGATGTCCCCTCGATGACCCTCGGCAACGGTCAGCGGTCGTTCCCGGTCAACGAGACCGTTACGGCCCAGCTCACGGGCCAGGCGTTCATCGACCCGACCTTCGGGACGTCGATCGGGGTCAGCCTGTTCCCGGTTTTCGTGACCGCATCGCGCTGATCCGCGGCCGCCTCGATCGGTCCCAGTGAGTTGGCATATTGTCGGGGCGCCCTCGAGTAATCGAGGACGCCCCGATTCATTTCTGCGAAAGGAAAGCGCAAATGTCCCAGTTTGGAAAGCGCCTCGGCCGTGCCCACGTCAAGCTCACCCCGATCGACTACGAGATGTACCAGCTCGGCGACCCGACGCCGGTGCTGCAGGTCCTTCCCGCGGGGGAGGCCAACAAGGATCTGATGAACGCGGTTCAGAAGCGGAACGCGAAGGGGCGGCGCCAGGTGCGATTGTCCGACGCCCAGCTGCAGGCTCGAGCCCGGAAGAACGCCCGCGAGCTTTTCCCGCGCCACGTCATCAAGGGCTGGGTCGACGTGCTGAACGACGACGGCGAGGAGGTGGCCTTCACGCCCGAGGCCTGTGAGGACTTCCTCGGGGCGCTGCCGGAGTGGATCCTCGACGACCTGATCCTCTTCGTCGGGAGCCCGACGAACTTCACGGAGTCCGGCGCGATCGATCCGGATGACGTCGAGGAGACGGCGGGAAACTGACAGATCGCCTTCTCTGGGAACTTCGTTTTAAGCGGGACGGACACTCGATCGAGTCCGCGATTGCGAAGGGTCGGGAGCTTCCCGACTGGTACGAAAACCGCCCAGAGTTGCTTCCTGGCGACGAGTTCTACTTTGCCGCATTTTGGGAGCTGTCTTCGGAGCGACAGGTCGGCCAGGTCTTCGGACCGATCCCCTGGAGCCGCGTCGTGGACTACGCCTTCTTCGCGGGCCTCAATGCCTCTATGCTCAGTTTGTTTCTACGCGTGATTCGCGCGATGGATGACGGATATCTCGGGTGGCTTCGAGAGCAGCATGATCGCGCGACTCGAATGGCGAAGGCTTCTCAGAAGTCGAAAGCCACCACCGTAAAGGGAGGCCGTCGAAACCACTGACGTCGAGGTCTGAGGTCCGATGGCTGAGTTCAGAATTAACGTCGTCGTCGACCCCTCGGGTGCCCAGCGAGGCAGCCGCGCGGTCGACCGGTCTCTGACGAGAACGGAGGGCCGTGCCCGGCAGTTGGGTGCGGCCTTTTCTCGTGCCTTCGCCTTCATCGGCTTGGGTGTGGGGCTCGGCAGCGCGCTTACCCTGCTCTCCGGATTCTCTCAGGAGATGTCGACCGTTCAGGCGGTGACCCAGGCGACGGGGGTCGAGTTCGAAGACCTCCGCCAACGCGCGCTCGACCTCGGCACGACGACGAGGTTCAGCGCGACCTCTGCCGCGGAGGGCATGACCTTCCTGGCTCGAGCGGGCTTCGATGCGAACGAAGTACTCGGAGCGATCGGCGGGACGCTCACCCTTGCCCAGGCGGGAGGCCTGGGCCTTGGCGAAGCGGCTGACATCGCCTCGAATGCCCTGACGGCCTTCCGTCTCGAGACGGACCAGACGGGGCGCGTGGTCGACGTCCTGGCGTTGTCGGCGAACAGTGCGAACACGAACGTCAGTCAGCTCGGCCAGGCGCTTAGCCTGGTGGCCCCGGTCTCTGCCGGCCTGAACGTCAGCCTCGAGGAGACGGTCTCGGCGATCGGCTCGCTCAGCGACGCCGGCCTGCAGGCGACCGTCGCCGGCACGGGTCTGCGCCGGATCCTGTCGACCCTCGAGTCGCCGGCGTCGAACATTCAGGAGATCCTCGAGAGCCTCGGCGTCACGACCGACGAGGTCCGGATCTCGCAGGTCGGCCTGACGGCCGCGCTGACCCGCCTTCGGGACGCCGGCGTCGACACGGGCCTGGCGCTGCAGATCTTCGGCGATCGGGGCGGCCCGGCCTTCGAGGTCCTGCAGAACGCTCTCCCCAACGTCATCGCGATGACCGAGGCGCTCGAGAGCGCCGACGGCACGGCGCAGCGCATCGCCGAGACGATGGACGACAACCTCAACGGCGCCTTGCTCTCGGTGCAGTCGGCCTTCGAGGGCCTGGTGCTCTCGATCGGGGAGGCCGGCGCCCAGAGCGCGCTCCGGTCGTTCCTCGGTAGTCTGGCGGTGGGGCTCCGTTCCGCGGCCGAAAATGTTGACGTCCTGATCTCCGGCGCCGAGTCTCTGGCGGTGGCTCTCGGGATCAGCCTGGCGCAGCGCGCGATCCCTGCGGCGATCGCCGGCGTCCGGGCGCTGACGATTGCGATCGCATCGAACCCGATTGGCGCGATCGCCACGGCCTTCACGACCGGTATCGCACTGCTGGTGGGCTTCCGGGATGAGTTGCGCCTGGCGTCCGACTCGACGGCGACGCTCGGGGATGTCTTCGCGGCATTCTTCGACATCGTCAAGGAGGGCTTCGCGGTCTTCCTCGATCTCGTCCAGCCGATCACCGATCAGCTCGGGCTGGCCTTCCGCGAGGCCTTCGGAGATGTGGACTTCTCGATCCGGGGGGTCCTACGGATCACCGGCGTCGTGGTCGACCGGACCCTGGGGATCTTCCTCGGCCTGGCTGACGCGATCCCGGTGGCCTTCGACGCTCTCCCGAGCGCGCTCGGGGACATCTTCATCCAGGCCTTTAACGGGGTGATCGACGTCGTCGAGGGGGTGCTCGACATCGTGGTTTCGGTGGGGATCACGATCTCGACGACCCTCGGGCGGATCGTCCGGACC